CTTTAATAGCACTATTAGTGTGCCCATTTGCTTTAGCATATTCATATTGTTTTTCTATCTCAGTAATAACATCTACATTAGTTTCAAGACTTTTCTCTAGTTCATTTATTCTTTCTTGAACTTCTTCATTCTGTGATAAGCGATACCCTTGATTGTACGCAGAGTCTGAAGCATATCCTGCAGCTTTTGCAGCTTCAGTTGCATTTCTATGTAAGACATAGTTCTGTGCAAACTTTTCTTGTTTGTCATTAAGAGCCATTTAAAATAGTCCTATTATATAATGAAATCCACCACATACTAAACCTGTTATTATAGCATAGGCAAAAACTTCATAATACATAGAATCTATATTCTTTAATTTATAGTATATATACTCTAATATATTCATTGATATAACCTTACGTTAGGGTTTGTAATATCTACACTTATTGGTTTACAAATACCTGTGTATCTTTTTTTAATTCCAGGTACTGCAGGTTGTTTACTTATTCTATTAGCAAAGTATCTACATCTGTTGATATCACGAAAATGCATATCACTTTGTTGAACAGCATCACCTAAATAAATTACTAATAAAAATACAGTAGTCATTATTTAAGATTATCCCTTGCTACATTTTTTGACTTCTCAAAAGACCTCATAGCTCCAAGTCCTAGAAGTGACATTACTAATGTAATTAATCCTTCTACTTCTAGCTGTGGTGGTACCATATCAGGAAACCAAATACCTGTTGCCCATGTTAGAATAGGACCTACAAAGAACTGCCACAATAAACCAAGACAACATACCCACATTATAGCAGGTCGTGCTCCTGATACAAATAAACTAGGATGTTTAGCTTGTTCTTTGTTAACATCTATCTGTCCTTTAGATAATTCTTGTGCATGTTTCTCTGCCATAGTAGCTAGAGAGTGTGCTAACTTATTCTTCTGGTCTTTATCTTCTATAAACTTACCTATAAGCTTAGTAGCAGGACCAATTAAAGCTGTTAAAGCCATTATACTTTCTCCTTTTTTATACAATCAACATGAGTATAATTTTTACCCACACATACTATATATATTTTTAAATGTTTAAATTTATTCCAAATATTTTTTACTTTATCTGACCACCAAGTACCATGAAATATAGATACATGTACATTTTGTCCTTTAAATTTACCTTCTTTAAAATGTTTAAGTGCAGGTTGACAAGATATGTTTAAGAATACTGCTTTTTTACTATGAGATAATATATCTTTTAATACATAGTCTATATCCTGCTCTGCTATATGCTCCATAACATCTGTGCATACTACAATATCATACTTCTTTTTAGATAGTTTATTATACTTAGGATATGCAGGGTCATATAAATCAAATGAGTCTAATTTACATAACTCTTGCACAGGTTTTTTTAATCCTATACTTTTACATTCTTTTTTTGAATAAGGTATTGCTTTACCACATCCATAATCAAGTAATGTTTTACAATTATTTTCTTTTATAATATTAAATAAAGTAGGTACAAGAGGTACTAAACTTATACCTCTAAACTTACCTTCTTCTTTATGTAATTCTTTATAAGAATCTAGTAGGTCATAATAATCTTCTGATGGTTTTAACATCATACTAAATCTCCTTTAAAAGCTTGTTTCTTTTGTGTATATCTAGTAGATAGTTTCCATAGTGCAGATACTAATGTATTTTCTCCATGAAAATTAATATCCATTTCCATAGGTGATTCGTTAAAATACTTTTCACAATCTTGTGCTAAAGCAAGTAGTTCACCTGTTGTCCAGAACTCTTGTTTATTAACAGATACTTTAAAATATTTAGGTCTTGGTTTCTCATCTTCAGCACCTGTTGTTTCTTTCTTTTGTTCATCAGTAGGTTCTTCCATGTTAGAATCAAAACCAAATAAATCAAAGAAACGAAAACCCATAGTATGTAGAATACCTATAGCTCTCATAGCTGCACACGTACCACCTGTTATTAATGTAGTACCTTCTGGTAATCCTAAGTCTTTATTAAGAGTAACTACATTATTTTGTATACCTTTCTTTTGTTCATCAGGGTCACGTAATGATTCTGTAAATGCATGCCATCCCCATATATCTGCTTTCTTTTCTATTAGATAATCAGTAACAGAAGGGTCTGTCATAGAAGCAACAAAGAACTTTGTACTAGGGTCTATTGTTTTAAATAAATCTTTTCTTACTACACCGTGTGTGCTTGTACCTGTAATAGGTCTAGGGTCTAATACAACACATGCCCAAGGTTTAATACCATGCTTTAATAATCTAGGATAAGAATGTTTAACAGTAACAACTTTACTATTAGGATTATCTTTAATTAATTTTTTTAATTTATCAAAATTAATATAAGGTCCACCTGATACTAGTATACATTTGTAATCATGTAGAGGAAACTTACCTAACCACTTATTAATTTTTTTAAAATTAGTTCTTATGTTACCTCTTATATCATCTTTAGGTACACAGTCTCTAGGATTAACTTTAATAGGTACACTAAATAAATGTTTAGGAGGAGCAGGTAACTTATCATCATGTAACACAAATAGTAAATGAGTATGTCCACCTTCTCTTACTTTATCTTCACTAGGTAATATATTATTCTTTACTTTCTTACCTAACTTTTCTTTTACTTTATTAGCTCCTTTAAATTTATCTTCGACTTCATTACCTTCTTCATCTTTAGAAAAGTAATTATCTATTACAACTACAGGCACATGTTTTAAACAATCATAATCACTTTGTTTTGTTTGTATACTATCACCACCACCTATAAAAGCATAGTCTATAAAAGGTAAATAATCAAACAGGTTATCAACTTTTAATTCTTCTCTTGTATTACCTTTTGTTAAGACATAATTAAATGTTTTATTTTTTTCTTTCATCTTAACTTTAAAATCTTCTAGTCTTTTTTCTACAGCTTCTAAAGTATTGTGAGACTTAACATTAAATTCTTCTTTGTCTGTTTCTATAGTAGCATCTTCAAACAAATCAAAACCATAATAGTTTACTAAGTTAGTATTTTCAAAAGCAGCTAATGCCATTTCAATAGCACGACCACCATTCCAAGTACCTGTTTCTAAAATAGTATTAGGTTTAAAATGTCTAATTAACTCAGCATTTTTTTGATATCTTGATGGTAATATATCTTGTGATACAGTATCTTTTGATAATTCAAATACACGATTACCTTTAGTATCTCTTAAAGGTATAATGCTAGAACTAGAAACACTATTCATATGTATAATATAATTTGAAATCTGTTCTTCAATATCATGTATCTTTAAACCATGAGACTTATATAGCTTTAATAGTCTTTGCATAATAAAACCATCATGCCATTCTCTATAAGAAATTACTTCGTCATTCATATATATCCTACGTAAATCCCACAACAAATCTAATGGTGGTTTTTTACTTAGATTAAAAGCCATAAAAGATATACCATTACCATGAACAATATCAGCATTATTAGGTAACATATTTAATAAATCTTTTTTTGTTAATCTTTTATTAGCATAAGAATCAACATCAATCCATACTAACCAACCTGCTTCTTTATTATTTTCAGCTAATGTAAATGCATAGTCTGTTAAAGCAAACATTTTATGACACCATTTAATAGCATCAAGCTTTACATTGTAAGGTATCTGTCCATCTTCAGTACCATTATGTTTAGCATTATCTTTTAAAAACTTTATATATTTTCTATTATCTTTAAGATTAGAATACTCTATTGTTTTGTCTAATGAGTATTTAGAAATAGGAAAATCATGGTAGTAAGCTTTTACTTTTAAACTAGGTTCCCAATTCTCTTGTATAGATTTAAAAAATACATTACCAAATCTGTTATATAAGTTCTCATTAAAAGAAGTTACGAAATTTATGTTCATATCATGTAGTCCTCGTTAACATTTATAATACCTTGAGTTTGTAACCATTGAGCATCATTAGACCACTCAATAGCATACTTTGCATCTTTATCTCTTTTAGAACCCCAATCTTTAAACCAAGGACCACCTGTTGTAAAGTGTACATTCTTTGCATCTATATCTGTAGATGAATGATTATCTAACCAATTCCACTCTTCAGGTATTGTGCCTATATCTGCTTCTTTATCTGGTAACCATTGAAATGTATGTAACCATCTACCTGATTTAGTATTAACTTCTTGTGGTGTAAGTTTTTGATTTACTTCATGACCACAATTAAACATAATTAAACTAGACCAGTTTTTTCTAGGATAAGCATGTTGTTCTTTACCATTCATTTTCTTTTTATTTGTAGGTTCATACTTATGTTTAACTACATGTATAGGATAATAATTATTATCACACATTTTAAATAATTCATTTATATCTGCTCTTACATACATATCAGAATCCATATATAAAGCTAATCCTTCATACATATTTAATGCAGGTATTAAGAATCTACTAAAACTAAACTGTGTAGAAAAAGGTTTACCATCTATTTCATCATAGTCTTGACCACCAATAGTATTATGTTTTCTAGTATATATACCTATCTTTGTAAGTATATCTTTTCTCAAAGGTATAACTCTAACAGGTTTAGTTGATATTCTTTCTAATGAAAATTTTAATACCTCATAAGCAGTATGTTCTTTAGGGTCATACCCTACATAAACTGTATTTACCATTTGTTTTTTTAATAGCATATGCATCCTTTATTTTAATAATAGTATATTATACAATATATATTTAAAGTTGTCAATAACTTTTTATATTATATATCTACCAACTCACAAGAACCTGCTGTACAAGCTAACTCCTGTGAACCTTTTGTTGTATCTTCTTTCTCAAACTTACTAAGCTCAGACCAATTAATATTCTTAGGCATCTTAGAAGCAAGCTCTTCATATGTAGCTTTATCTATGTCTTGATAAGGTGCTTGTTGATATGTATGGTCAGAGAAAGGTAAGAATGATATACCAGATAGTGCATCAAAGTTATCCCAACACCAATTACCTACGTTAATCCATTCATGTTCTTTAACTGATATAGTAACAGATGGTTTATGTTCACACCAATGTTCTGCATAACACTTCCATATCTCTAGTTGTTCTATAGCTGTCATATCATCTCTGAATACAGCATTAGAATCTGCCTTCATAGGAAAAGAGAACACAGCATTATGTGGATTCATAACATCATCTTCACAAGGTATACCCTGGTCTTTCATAAACTCTGTTAGAGGGTCTTTCTTATCTCCTCTTACTGTTCTAATGTAATAAGGATTATGTCTAGCATGTATACCACTAGAACTATCTACTAATTGACTTACTGTACCTGAAGGTTTAACACAGGTAATAGCTGTTGATTGTGGTATACCTAACTTCTCTGACCACTCTTTGTTTACTGACACAGCTTTTTGTCTCATATCCTGTAGTGTTTCTGGTAAGGTAGTTCTTCTTCTAGATAGTATACTATTATCCATAATACCTGTTAATGATACACCAAGTAATCTTTCTTCTTCTGTATTATCTTTCCATCTCTTTCTAAGATAACCAAAGTTAGTAAGTGTAGCTTGTATTGTACCTAGTATAGTAGCTACTTCTATTTTATCTTTTAAAGTTTCTACTGTATCAGTAGGTCTGCATACTACTTCAGTTAAGTTACAAAACTGATTAGGTCTAAGTATAATCTCACTACAAGGATTAGTACCAAATGCATAGTCTGATTTACGTCTACCATTCTCCTTAGCTTTTGCTTGAGCAGATACTCTACTAAAAATACCACGTTCTCCTGACTTACTTTCATATAGAGCTAACCATTCTTTCATAAAGATACCTGCATCAGGTTTTTCTGTGTATGCTACTGAGTTATTAGCTAATGCTCTCTCAGGATTTGTCTCCCACCAAGCACCAGACTTAGCAACCCTTAATCTCTGGTCTGATAAATTAGACAGAGATATAAGAGCTGACCTACGCACACCACCAACAACCACAACTTCACCTGTTTTACACACAATATCGTGACACTCCATAGAAGATAACTTTCTACCTTTAGCTTCTTTAAATTTATTAATAGTAAAATCAAATAGATTAACTAAAGGTTGAGGACCACTAGCTCTACCACCAAAAGTAGTTAACCTAGCACCTGCAGGTCTTATTTTGTTTATATCTATCTTAGGTATTCTACATGTATATAAGTAAGACACTAAATCTCTAAATGCTCTAGCCCATCCTTCTTTAGAATCAGCTACAGATATAACATCTTCTGTTTGTTCAAACTCTCTATCAGGTATAGTAGGTAATTGATTAACACCTTCTCTTTCAACAGAGAATCCTACACCTGTACCATTCATAAGTATATAAAGTATCTCATCAAAAGAACGAGGACTATCTATAGGAGTATAAGAACAATTATATCCTGATATATTTTCTCTTTCTAATGCAGGACCTGCTGTCATTAATGCTCTCATAGAAGGCATAACTTGTAATGCTATAATACTATCTTCTATTCTTCTCCATATTTCTGGAGGTAAGACAACACCTAAATTCTTATCTAAATGTCCTTGAAAGAAGTTACTAAATCTAGATACTGTTTCAATCCAACTCTCTCTTCTGTTATCTTCTTGTAACCAACGTGCATATCTAGATGCATGTATAAACGTCTGATATTCTGTAGGTAAATAATTATTCCCTGCCATAATCTTTCTCCAATATTAGTTCACAATAATGTATTACTTTCTCAATGTCTCTTGCACCTTCACCTTTTCTTCTGTGTCTTGTAATATACTTTACTACATTACCTTCAAGAAAAGTAAGGTTATTTTCTACAATATAATCAACAGGTTGTATCTTACATGTCTTGTAATGGTCACCACCTACCTGTCTATTAGTAGCTATAATAGCTTCTTTCTCTAAGTTTATTTTCTTAAAATCTTTTTTAGTCTTTACTGTTTCTGCTATAGCATCATCCATCATTCCCATATTTATTCCCCTATTTATTATTTAGTACTGCATTTATTTTTTGTCTTACAAATTTAATTTCTTTAGAGTGTATCACTTTATAAGCAAACTGTCTAGTATAATTAGAATTTAATCCTGCTTGTTCACAAATAAATTCAAAGTTATCACAGGTAACTCCTGCACTACAAAAGAACCAAGCAATAGCTTTATCTCTATCTATAATAGATATAGAAGATTCATTCTTAACTTTAGGTTTAGTTGCATCTAACAAAGCTTGAAAGACAACAGCTAAAAAAAGATTCTTCTCTGAACTTTCTTGCTTGATATTCATACAAGAAGTTCTTATATTAAATTTATTGCTTTTCATTTTCCATTATCTTATCTAACATCTCTATTGAATCTTGTGCTTCAGATGCTTTATGTACTAGCTCAATAATATCTTCTATAATTTTAGGATGTTCACCTACACCTACAGGATTACCTGTATGTAGTTTAATATTAGCTATTGCCTTATCTCTTTCTGAAACATAATGTCCTTTTACTGCATCATAAATAAATTTTTTCATTTGTTACCTATATAAGTTAAGTTATTTCTTGAACGTCAGGAGTTCTAGCAACTTGCGTAAGAAATCTATCATAGTTTGCATACTTAAATACACGTAATCCTTTACCACCATTAGCATCTT